CCGATCTCTCATGATGGAACAAACAGTTATATGAGTGAATATTATTTTGATGATAATATTGGAAGTAGTTCTGGTTTTATTGGATCTTTTGGTTCATCTATTTCTAATGGAATTTTATCTTTAAATTATACAAATACTTCAAATAACACAATTAAAGTTAAATCTAAATCTGTTGGGTTTGGAACGACTTCTTTAGGGGAAGGAATTTATAGATTTATTAGTCCTGGTGAAATTCCAGGAAATGAAAGAACTTTGATGTATAGTTCAAATTATACAAACGTTTCATCAGCATCTACTACAATTTTAACGCTAGATAAAAACTTATTTTCATCAGTAAAATCTGTTGTTAAAATTTCTATTGGAAATACAAGTGCATTGCATCAAGTAATGTCAATTCACGATGGAAATGATTCATACTCATTACAATATCCATTTTTATCGATTGGAAGTACAAGTGGAATTGGTACATTTGGTTCGGAAATTGTAAATGATAATTTTAATGTTAAATTTTATCCAGATCAATCAATAAATGGGAAAATAGAAATCATTTCATTTAATGAAAATTTTTATCAAGAATTAGATTATTTTAATAATACACCAACATTAAACTATGGTTCAGTTTCCGAATCTGTAAATATTTCTAATTATTTTGGATTAAATACTCCTTTGGGTGAAAGACTTGATTTTCAGTTAAACTATAATAATATTCCAATTTTTTCTAAAAAATTTAATCCATCAAATTCATCTGTAGTTGAATTGTCAACTGGAAAATTTAATATTCCAAATCATTTTTTCAGTACTGGTGAAGAGTTAATTTATACCCCAAATTCAACTTTTACTGGAATTAATGCATCTGCGATGGGAATAGGTGAAACTTCCAATTATTTGGGAATAACAACTAATATTTTACCAAATAAATTATGGGCAATTAAAGATAGTAATGATGTATTCAGATTATCAACAAGACCAGAATATGCATCTCAGGGAATAGGTGTGACATTTACTTCTACTGGATCTGGAAATTCTCATGAAATTGAAATGTATAAGAAAAATGAAAAAGTAATAATTTCTATCAATAATTTAGTGCAATATCCAATTTCTTACAGTTTAATAAATCACACTTTGTCAAATAATGGTGGACAAATTAGTGGCATATCTACAATATTTGCACTAAGTGGTATCAGTTCTATTTCACTTAATGATGTTCTGAAAATTGATGATGAATATATGAAAGTTGAAAATGTTGGTTTTGGTACTACAACTTCAGGCAAAATAACATATAGTGGTAATATACCTTTAGTTGAAGTTAAAAGAGGAATTCTTGGCACAAAAGTAGGGATACATACAGATTCAGCAATAGTTAGAGTTTATAGAGGATTTTATAATATAGTTGGAGATAGAATTTTCTTTACAGAACCACCAAAAGGAAGTCTGTTGGATCTAATTCAACCACAACCAAGTTTTTTACCAAGACAAAGAGATACTTTTACTGGGAGAGTATTTTTAAGGCAAAATTATGAAACCAGTAGAATATATGATGATATTTCTTCACAGTTTACTGGAATTGGGCAAACATTTACTTTAACTACTCAAGGAATAAACACTACCGGAATAGGAACAAGTGGTGGAAATGGAATTGTTTTTATTAATAATATTTTCCAAACACCAACTACATTAAATAATACATTAAATAACTATATCATTTCAGAAAATTCTGGAATTAGTAGTATTGTATTTACTGGTATTACTAGTAGTGATGGAAGTGTCTATAAGTCAGATTTTGATGTAAATCAAAATCAACTTCCAAGAGGAGGATTAATTGTTTCTTTAGGATCAACACCAGGTTTAGGATATGCACCATTAGTTGGAGCATCAGTTACTGCAATTGTTGGTGCTGGTGGTTCAATAGTTTCAATTGGAATAGGGACAACTGTTGGATCATTTGGTTCTGGATATAGAAATCCAGTTTCTGTTGCTGTTACCGAAAGTTCTCATACTGGTATTGCTGCTACAATTCAGGCAATTGTTGGTGCTGGAGGAACTTTATCATTTAAAATTATTGGTGGAGGAACTGGATATACAAATCCAACAATCAATGTGTCTTCTCCAAGTTATGAAAATCTTCCAGTAATTGGAGTGTCTAGACTTAGTATTGGAAATACGACAGACACTGGAAATGGACTATTATTAAATGTTGAAGTTGGGGCAAGTTCAACATCGGTTGGTATTGGGTCTACTTTGTTTGAGGTTAAATCATTTAAAATAACAAGACCTGGTTATGGATTTCAAAGAGGAGATGTATTTACTCCTGTTGGGTTAGTTACTGCTGCAGGATTTTCTTCCCCTCCGGCACAATTTGAAATTACAGTTCTAGAAATATTTAATGATTCTTTTGGATCTTGGCAATTTGGTGAATTGGATTATATTGATTCCATTAAAATTTATCAAGATGGACGTAGAAGAAGATTTCCTCTCTATTATAATGGAGATTTATTAAGTTTTGAAATTGATGAGAATGATTCTGAATCTCAATTAATTAATTTTTCATATTTACTTATAATTTTTATAAATGGAGTTTTACAAAAACCAGGAGAATCTTATGAATTTAATGGAGGAACGACATTTACTTTTTCAGTGGCACCAAAATCGAGTGATAATATTTCAATATTCTTTTATCGTGGAACAAGAGGTGAAGATACTGAAGAAGTTACTAATATAAAAGAAACTATAAAAGTAGGTGATATTTTACAAGTTTTTAGTAATAACAATCTTATTGATAAAACTATTACTCAAAATCCAAGAATTGTATATGAAATAGCAGGATCTGATAAGGTAGAAACAAATCTTTATGGGGAAAAAGGGATTGATACTTTAAATAAAAAACCAGTTTATTGGACTAAACAAAAGTCAGATTTAATAATTAATGGTCAGTTTATTTCTAAATCCAGAAGTTCATTAGAACCTCAAATTTATCCAACTGCAAACATTATTAGTGATATTACAACGAATTCCACTGAGATATTTGTAGATTCCATTGATTTATTTAACTATGAAAATGAAAATCCAATTAAATTTGATGCATTTATTGTTTCAGATTCTACGTCAAAATATGAATTAATAAAGAATATTTCTGTATTACAAGGTTCTAATTCTTCTATAGTTGGAATTTCAACAACTAATGGAATAGGAGTTCCTTTAGCACTAAAATTTCAAATAATTCCATCACCAGAATCATTGTTAATTGGATATCCAATTTATATTTCAAATACTAGCGTTGGAAATGGTGTAACTTCAATAAATACTGGAAATACTGATATAGTTTCAATTAGCACTTCGTTTTTAAATAATATTTACTATGTAAGTGCTTATGATTCTTCAGTTGGAGTTTTAACTTGTAATATTCATTCCGAAACTTCTGTAGTTGGAATTACAACTACAGGAACAGAAAATTACCCTGTAGGAAAACTTTCTTGGGGAAGAATGTCTGGATTTGTTCGTTCAAATAATCCAATTTCTATAGGAGTAAGTGGATACACATCAAGTGTTGGAATAACATCATTTGGATATAGTTCTGGTTTATCTACATATCCTATTATTCAAAGAAGAGGAAATGGATTTAAAAATACAGGTTCTTTGAGTATAAAATTAAACTCTTAAAATGATTATAAATACATAAAAAAGTTTATATAGATGTCAGCACTTGTAACAGATCAATTTCGTATATTAAATGCTTCTAATTTTATAGAATCTATTGATAATGTTTCAAATTCTTATTATGTATTTGTGGGATTGGTAAATCCAGACATAAACAGTGGAATAGGGAGAAATCCAAATTGGGATGATGGGTTTTCTCTTGAAACCCCAGTTGTTCCAAATCCAGTTGATTCTTTTAATCATAATGACCATTATAAAGACACTCTTCTTTTTGGTAAAAAAATAACAACCTCTAATATCAGAAGAGTAGTTAAAAAAATTGATTGGGCAAGAGGAACAAAATATGATATGTATAGGCATGATTATAGTATTGAGAATCCTTCTTCTATATCCAAGAGATATAGACTATATGATTCAAATTATTATGTGATGAATAGTGAATATAAAGTTTATATTTGTATTCAAAATGGTTCAAGTGGAATAAATTCAACTGGAAACCAGTCTCAGTTTGAACCTACTTTTACTGATTTAGAACCTTCTGTTGCTGGGACAGGTGAAGATGGATATGTATGGAAATATCTTTTTACAGTTCCTTCGAGTGATATTGTGAAATTTGATTCTACAGAATATATTTCACTTCCTAATAATTGGGAAACATCTTCTGATTCTCAAATTATTTCAGTTAGAGAAAACGGAGATTCAAGAATTAATAATAATCAAATAAAAACTGTATATATTGATAATCCAGGAAGAAATTATACGTCTTCAGTTAAAAGGGAAGTTGACATTTTGGGAGATGGGATTGGAGGAAAAGTTTCTATAGAAACAAATTCAAATGGAGAAATTATTGATACTGTTGTAACTTCTGGTGGGAAAGGTTATACTTATGGAATTGTTGATTTAGGTATCCTACAACCAGGAGGAGGGTCTTTACCAAATCCGGCAAAATTAATTCCAATTATTCCTCCTTCATATGGTCATGGATATGACTTATACAAAGAACTTGGTGCTGATAAAATTTTAATATATTCAAGATTTGATGATTCAACAAGAGATTTTCCTATTAATACTAAATTTTGTCAGGTTGGAATATTAAAAAATCCATCTAGTTTTTCTTCTTCTGTAATTTTTTCTAGTTCTCAATTTTCTAACTTATATTCAATTAAAATTACAGATGAAAATAACACTTTACCAGTTGTTGGTGAAAAAATTTCACAATCTACATCTGGTGCTTTAGGATATGTTGCATCATATGATAGCGAAACTAAAGTATTAAAATATTTTAAAGACAGATCACTTTACTACAATAAAATTACTGATGACCAAAGAGACTACATTGGAATTTCTACTGAAAAAAATGCAAATGTCAATTTTATTTCTAATGGAAATATAACAGGAACTGCTGGATTTAGTGGATCTGTTGATATAAATTTTTCTGGAATTACTACGACAGTAAATAATAAAATTATTAATCTTGGAGTCGAATTTAATAATGGTTTTGCAAATCCGGAGATAAATAGAAAGACGGGAGACATTCTTTACATAGACAATCGCCCATTGATAACTCGTAATATTAGACAAAAAGAAGATATTAAAATTATCCTGGAATTTTAAAAAATGGCACAAAAAACAAATTTAAATGTAAGTCCATACTTTGATGATTTTAATTCTGAAAAGAATTTTTATAAAGTTCTTTTTAATCCAGGGAGGCCAATACAAGCAAGAGAATTAAATAATATTCAATCTATTTTACAAAATCAAATAGAATCTTTTGGAAGTCACATATTTAAAGAAGGATCTGTAGTAATTCCTGGAAATTTGACATATGATTCTCAATTTTATGCAGTAAAATTAAATCCAACTACTTTTGGTGTTGATATATCTCTTTATATTGATAAATTTATTAATAAAAAAATTACTGGAGATTCAAGTAGCATTACTGCATATATACAAAAAATAGAAATTCCAAATAATATTAACGGTTTAGATTATGTTACATTGTATGTAAAATATATAAGTTCAGATTTAAATTTTAATGTAAATCAGTTTGAAGATGGGGAATCTCTTATTTGCAATGAAAATGTAGTTTATGGAAACACTACGATAGTTTCAGGAACTCCATTTGCATCTCTTATACCCACTGATGCTACATCTATTGGTTCAGCAGCATCTATTGCAAATGGAATATATTTTGTGAGAGGAACTTTTATCAGAGTTACTAATGAAACTATTATTTTAGATTATTATAGAAACAATCCATCTTATAGAGTTGGATTAAAAGTAAGTGAAGAAATTGTAACCTCCAAAGAGGACGATTCTTTATATGATAATGCGAGAGGATTTAATAATTACTCTGCACCTGGTGCGGATAGATTTAAAATTAATTTATCTTTAACTAAAAAAACTATTGATAGTGTAGACACTGATACTGATTTTATTGAATTACTTAGAATAGAAGAAGGTGAAATAAAAAAAATACAAACTAAAACCGATTATTCAATTATAAAAGACTATCTTGCTCAGAGAACTTTTGATGAATCGGGAAATTATTCTGTAAATCCGTTCAAAATTTCATTGCATAATTCCCTCAATAATAGATTAGGAAATGATGGTCTGTTTTTTGACAATCAAAAGACTGAACAAAATAATGTTCCTGACGATAATTTAATGTGCATAAAATTATCACCAGGAAAATCATATGTTAAAGGATATGATATTGAGAAACTTACAACAACAATTTTAGACATAGATAAACCCAGAGATACTTTAAATGTAAATGACGTAAATATTCCATTTGAAATGGGAAATTTATTAAGATTAAATAATGTTGTAGGTTCACCAAAACAAAATCAAATAGTAGAACTATATTTAGTGAGAAGAACTTTGTCTCTCACTCCACCAGACCAAAACACAAAGATTGGAGAAGCAAGAGTATATAATTATAGATTAACTGATTCGACATATGTTAATGCTTCAACAAGTTGGGATTTATATTTGTATGATATTCAAACTTATACTACGTTGCGATTAAATCAATCTTTAAATTCTTCTGAATTACCAGAATCATCATTTGTACAAGGAAAAAGTAGCGGAGCAAGTGGTTTTGCAGTTTCATCTGGAAATGGAACATCATCTATTAATTTAGTTCAAACTTCTGGGACTTTCATTCAAGGGGAGCAAATAGTTATCAATGGATTAGACACAACTTCAAGAACAATTTCTTCTATTGTTTCATTTAGTATTGATGACGTAAAACAAGTTTATCAACCAGATTCATCATTTTTTGGTGATTGTATATTAGATAATATAATACCACCAGGATTCAATTCTTCAGATACAATAAATATTAACAATGTTGGAATAGTAACTTCTCCTGGAAAGTTTTTTTCTAAAATTAAAATTGGGTCAATTATTAGATTTCAAAAATCAAATAAAACTTTAGAAACATTTAATAAAGTAGAATCTATTTCATCTGATGGGTCTACTATGACAGTAGTTTCTGTCGCAGATGTTCCAAATGTTTGTGATGGAACTTTAGAATCTGTTACATCAGTTCCTTTCACTCTAGGTATTCCTGTAATTAGAAATTCGGATAAAGGATATCTGTATTCAACCTTACCAAATTCAAATATATCTTCTGTTAATTTGAATAATTCTTTATTATATTTTTCGGCGCAATCTTATGTAGAGAAAGCGCCTTCAGGGTCAGCAAATCAAATTTCTTTAGTATTATCCGATTTTTCATTACCAACAGGATTAAGTACTGCATCATTTTTACCTTTTGACGCCGAAAGATATTCAGTTCATTATAGCGATGGAACTACAGAAAAGTTAACATCAGATAAATTTTCTTTATCTAATAACGTAATAACATTATCAAATTTAACTCCAGGAAAAACCACTTCCGTAATTAATGCATCTTTTCTTAAAACTGGGATACAAAGTAAAATAAAACGATTTAATAGAAGTCAAGTTTTAAATGTAATATATTCCAAATATATGCAATCTGGGGTTGGAATAAATACTACTTTAAATGATGGATTAACTTATAATAAATTTTATGGATTGAGAGTTCAAGATGAAAAAATTTCTCTTAATTATCCAGATGTAGTTAAAATTTTAGCAGTATATGAATCTTTGAATATTCAAGACCCAATTTTAGATTCTTTAAATTTTAGTGTTTTAGACAACATAGAAAATAATGTCATCATTGGTGAAAATATAATTGGAAATACCAGTGAAGCAGTTGCAAGAGTAGTAAAAAAATCAAGTAATTCTGTATCTATTATTTACTTGAATTCTCAAAGGTTCAATCTCAATGAAATAGTAACATTTCAAGAATCAAATATCAACACTAATATTGATAGTATTACTTTAGGAAGATATAATGATATAACTAATAATTTTATTTTAGATAAAGGGCAAAAAGAGCAATATTATGATTATTCTAGTATTATTAGAAATGATGGAGTTTCTGAACCATCTAGAAGACTTTTAATAATTTTTGATCATTATTCAGTACCAGAAGATGATAATGGTGATGTTTTTACTGTTTTAAGTTATGAAAAAGAAAGATTTTCTACGGATATACCATTATTAAAAAATAATACTCTAAGATCTACAGATACATTAGATTTTAGACCAAGAGTTCCAGCATTTACAGATATATCTAAATCACCTTTTCATTTTACATCTAGAAATTTTGATAATTCAATTCTCTTCAATCTATTACCCGATGAAAATTCTGTTATTGGATATGATTATTATGTTGGAAGAATTGACAAAATTTATTTGGACAAATCTGGAGACTTTAAATATTTTAAAGGAACAATTTCAAACGTAGATTCTTTAAAAATTGAAACTGAAGACGCTATGGAATTGGCAACTATATCTTTACCTCCATATCTTTATAATACTAAAGATGCAACTATAAGTTTAGTTGATAATAAAAGATATACTATGAAAGATATTGGATCTATTGAAAATAGAGTTGAAAACTTAGAGAGAGTTACATCTTTATCTCTACTTGAATTAAATACTAAAACTCTACAAATTCAAGATGCTCAGGGTTTGAATAGATTTAAAACTGGATTTTTTGTTGATGATTTTAAAGATTCATCGAGAATCGATTTTACTAAATCTTCAGTGGAAGTTGATTATTTTGAAAGTGAAATGCGACCTATAATATCAAGAAACAATTTAAAAAATTACTTAGCCCCGGAGATAAACACCACCAATGAAACTATAGACTTATCACAAGATTATAAATTAATAGATTCCAATGTCCAAAAAACTGGAGAATCAATAACACTTAAATATGATACTGTTCCATGGATTTCTCAACTATTGGCAACTAGTGTTGAAAATGTAAACCCATTTAATGTAGTATCTTATAATGGAATAGTTAAACTTTCGCCACCAAAGGACACTTGGGTAAGGACGATTCAACTTCCAAACAGAACTTTAAGTATAACAGATCACGTTTTTCTTTTAAGGGATGAACAAGTTGACGTTCGTTCTACGCTACGAATTGCCAATTGGAGAAGAAGAGGTGAAGTTATTGAAACTACAAATACTAGTGTTGATATATCATATGATCAAAATTCAAATACTAATTCAGCAAGTCAAACATATTTTATTAGGTCTGAAATTGAAGAATATATGAGATCTCGTAATACAGAATTCTCAGCAAGTAATTTAAAACCTTTTACTAGATTTTATCAATTTTTAGATGGTTCTTCTGGGGTAGATTTTGTACCTAAGTTGATTGAAATATCAAGTAATTCATCTCTTCAGAATTATGGTTCATCAGGTTCTTTTCGGGTTGGGGAAACTGTAATTGGATATGAAATTAGAAGTAATCGCATATTAATTGAAGCAATAAGATTTAGAGTTGCATCTCCAAACCATAAATTCGGTCCTTTTAATTCACCTACAACAGAATATATATCAAATCCATATATTAAAACAGAATCATTACCAAATTCTTATAGCAATTCATCTAAAGTATTAAATGTAGATACTTATTCATTATCACAAGAAGCACAAGGTCTTTATAGTGGATACATTACAACTGGAATGAGATTAGTTGGACAGACTAGTGGTGCCATAGCATATGTTAAAGATAAGAGATTAATAACAGATGATTATGGAGATTTAATAGGTACATTTTTCTTAAGAGACCCAAATACAATTCCGCGACCTCCAATAAGAATAAATACGGGAACTAAAACTTATAAGATCACTTCAAGTTCTACAAATCAACCAGGACTTCCTGGGGATACTAGTATATCTACAGCAGAGACAAATTATACTTCTACTGGAACTAGAGAACTATTTGAAACTGTTATTACAAGAACTACCACTACAACAACTACAAGAACTACCACTATAACTAATACTACACAAAGAATAGAATATTTTGATCCACTTGCTCAATCTTTTAGTGTTGGTGGAAGTACTACACCAAATAACGATGAAAACGGTGCGTTTATAACTGCTGTAGATTTATTTTTCTATACAAAAGATTCTGGAAATTCTCCTATTACAGTTCAAATAAGAACTATGGAACTTGGAACTCCAACTAGAATTGCTTTAGGAAATTCTGTTGTTTTAAGACCAGATCAAATACAAACTTCAGAGGATGGTAGTGTTCCAACAAAAGTAATTTTTGATTATCCAATTTATCTTGAACCAAATAATGAATATGCTGTTGTTTTATTGGCACCAGAAAGTAATGAATATCAGGTATTTATTGCTGAAATGGGTCAAAAGACTATACAAACATCTAATTTACCAGATTCATCAAGTGTTATTTACAGTCAGCAATTTGCACTTGGAAGTTTATTTAAATCTCAAAATGGTTCTATTTGGACTGCAAGTCAATATCAAGATATGAAATTTAGATTATATAGGGCAATATTTACAACCCAACCCGGAGTTGCATATTTTTATAATCCAACTTTAGATAAAAGTAATGGATATGTTAAGAATCTCCTTTCAAATCCAATTACAGTATATCCAAAAAAATTAAAACTTACAGTAGACAAAATTACCAATTCAGAATTAATAAGTATACTTACACCTGGAAGAAAAATTGGCGAAAACACAAAAACATATAATTATGGATATATTGTTGGTACTGGGTGTAATGCATCTTCTGTTAATATTACAGATGGTGGCGAAGGATATAGTGTAGATTCATCAGTATCTACTTACAGTATTATTGGAAATGGGTCAGGTCTTACTTTAAATATAACATCAGTTTCTACTGGAACATCTTCAATAACAGGAGTAAGTATAGTAAATGGTGGTAGTGGTTATTCAATAGGAGATGTAGTCGGAATTGTAACTTCTTCTGTAGTTTCTAATAGTGGAAGAAATGCAAGAATTACAATTACTGGAAATGATAATGGAATTGATACATTATATCTTTCTAACGTACAATCTAGTAGTTTTACAAATAATTCAAAAATAGTTTATTATAATGATTCTGGAGAAAGAGTTTCCCTTGCTTCTACCTCTATAATAAGTTCTACATCATTTGGTGAATTTTCAAGTGGAGATTATTTAAAAATAAATCATTTTAATCATGGAATGTATTCAAAAAATAATAAAATCATACTAACTGATGTTCTATCGAATGTTTCTCCATCTGTATTATCACAGAATTTAAATGTTTCCTCAACTTCAATATTGATTACTAATACTTCTAATTTTGAAACATTTGAAGGTGTACCAGTAAGTGATACAAATCCAGGATATATTTTAATTGACAATGAACTTATTGAATATAAAAGTGTATCTTCAACTGCATTAGGGGTTATTTCAAGGGGAATAGATAATACTAAAGTTTTAGATCATGATGTAGATGCATTGGTATTTAAATATGAGTTGAATGGAATTTCTTTGAGAAGAATTAATACTCAGCATAATATTGATGATTTTGGAATAGGAGTTGATGAATATTACATTAAAATTAATAGATCTACTAATGGTGTAGATAGAAGTTTAGATGGAAGTTTGACAAATTATCCACAACTTTCATTTTTAAGTGAACTTTCTTGTGGTGGTTCAGACATTTATGCAACCGAAAATATTCAATATGATGCTATTATGCCATACTATAATATACTTTCTCCGGGAGCATTTACCTCAGTATTTGGAAAAATAAGAACATTAAGTGGCACAAGTGTAAGTGGATCAGAATTATCATTTATAGATCAGGGGTATGAAGATATTCAATTAAATGCACTAAATCGTCTTCAATCTACTAGAATTATTTGTTCTAAGATAAATGAAGAAACTTATTCCACTTTAGATAGGAAAAAATCTTTTATTACGGCATTAACATTAAATACTACAAATAAATACCTGTCTCCACAAATTTTTATAAATGATTCATTTACTGAATTTCATAGTAACAGAATTAATTCACCAATATTAAATTATGAAGAAGACGGAAGAGTAAATGGAACCACTGAAGATCCGCATATGGCAGTATACTATTCAAATACAGTATTTCTTGCTCAACCTGCAAGATCTTTGAAAGTTATTATTTCTGCATATAGACATTCTTCTGCAGATTTTAGAGTTCTGTATAGTTTAATACGACCAGATTCGAGTGAAGTTAACCAGTCATTTGAATTATTCCCAGGATATAAAAATTTGACAGTAGATAATAATAACGATGGATTTTTAGATGTAATAGATTCATCTAAAAATAGCGGGTTACCTGACGTTTATGTTCCAGCAAGTTTAGAAAATCAATTTTTAGATTATGAATATAACATAAACAACATTGGTCAGTTTACTGGATATGCAATTAAAATTGTTATGTCTTCTACAAATCAAGCATATCCATTACGATTTAGAGATTTACGTACTATAGCTACAGTATAATGATTCCAGTAGAAGGTCACCCAAATCTCTATAGAGATGAAAATACAGGTGCAATAATTAATAAAGATACTTTGTCATATAATCAACATATTAATACATTGAATAATAGAGAAAAACAAAGAAAAGAAATAGATCAAATTAAAATTGATATTGAAGAAATAAAATTATTATTAAAGGAGTTATTAAATGAATCCAGATGAGATTACACTTCAATCAATTAGTAAATTATTTGAATATGAAAAACATTCTAGAGTTATAGATCAATTAAATGAAAAAGAATTGAAAAATTTTGCAAAATTATATTGTAAATTATATTTAAAGCAACAAGAAACAATCAAAAATTTAATAAATATCTAAAGGTAGTTTTATTTTAAGTAATGGCAGTATATGTATCCAACATAGTAATTGAGCAAGGATTTACTTTTGAAACATCTTTTCAATTAGAGGATACTAGAACAAATTATTTTTTAGATTTATCTGGATATGATGTGGATTCTCAAATTAGAAAATCTTATTATAGTAAAAATTATGTTTCTTTTGCATCTAGTATTTCAAATCCAGAACTTGGAATTATTAGTATAGCATTAGATTCCAATCAAACATCATTATTAAAACCTGGAAGATATGTTTACGATGTAAAAGTAATATCTGAAGGTAGAAAATACAAAGCTGTAGAAGGTGCAGCACTAGTAAGAGCCGGAGTAACCACGTAATGCCAAATATAAACGATAGAATCGGTTCTCAAAATGTAATACGTGTTTTATCTAATGCATCTTCACCACCAACAAAATTAATTGAATTAAGTGATGTAGATAATACACTTAAAACTTCTGATGGAATGATTCTTGTATGGGATCTTTTCACCAATAAGTTTATCATGACAAGCGTGATAGACTCTTCAACCACAACAATTAACGGAATTGTATATTTTAATAATCAAGAAAATTCATTTTTACCAACTAATGGAGCATTAGTAGTATCTGGTGGAGTTGGAATTAATAAAAATTTAAATGTTGGTGGTAATGCAAAAATATCAGGAATTGTAACATTTCTATCAAACTTAGATATAAATGCTTCTGTTGATATTTTAAATAATTTAGTAGTAAATGATAACTTTGAATCAGTAGGAGTAACTACATTAGCATCTTCAGGTGGAATTACTACAACTGGTGGAGATTTTTATATCCATAAAGACTTCAGCGTTTTAGGATTTTCTACTTTTTTATCAAACTTAGATATAAATGCTTCTGTTGATATTTTAAATAATTTAGTAGTAAATGATAACTTTGAATCAGTAGGAGTAACTACATTAGCATCTTCAGGTGGAATTACTACAACTGGTGGTGATTTGTATGTTGGTGGTGATTTATATATAAGTGATGATTTACAATTTGATGAATTTACTGCTCGTAATGCAAATGTAACTGGAATTTCTTCGTTAAATATTCTTAATGTTTCTGGGGTATCTTCATTTACTAGAATTTCAACTTTTAATGATGATGTTAATATTATTGGAACTTTAACTGCAGGACTAATAGACGGAGGAGAATACTAAAGTGGCAAAACCATCTAGTAGACAAGAATTAATTGATTATTGCTTAAGAAAATTGGGTCACCCAGTATTGGAAATAAATGTGGATGACGACCAAATTGATGATTTAGTTGATGACGCTATTCAGTATTTTAATGAAAGGCATTTTGATGGTGTTGAAAGAATGTATTTAAAATATAAAATTACAGATGAAGATATTAATAGAGGAAAAGCACAAGGAACTTCTGGAGTTGGAGTTGTTACAACTACAGGAAATTCTTCATCAGTGAATGGTCTTGGTACAATTACTTCTAATTTTTACGAGAATTCAAATTTTATTCAGGTTCCGGATTCAATTATTGGAATAGAAAAAGTATTTAAGTTTGATACTAGTTCAATATCATCTGGAATGTGGAG